AGACTTTATTACTTAAAAGTAATTGATGTCAAAAAACCAGAGGAAGGAATTAAAGATTTAAGATATATTGATCCAATGAAAATGAAGTATGTTCGTCAGGAGAAAAAACCTGATAAGAACACTACCATAACTCTACAATCAAATAGAGATGGAGATGCTTCAAAAGCATTATCACCAGAAATTGAAGAATATTTTGTATATACTCCAAGACCAAACTATCCATCCAATGCCATGACTGGTGGCGGTGGTGCTAAAGGAGTCAAGATTGCAAAAGATTCTGTTACTTATGTCACCTCAGGACTCGTAGATCGTAACAAAGGAACTGTTCTTTCTTATCTTCACAAAGCAATCAAGGCACTCAATCAACTTAGGATGATTGAAGATTCTCTGGTCATTTACAGATTATCCAGAGCACCAGAACGTCGCATTTTTTACATTGATGTTGGCAATCTTCCTAAAGTAAAAGCAGAGCAATACCTCAAAGAGGTCATGTCTCGCTACAGAAATAAACTGGTCTATGATGCAAACACGGGCGAAATCCGTGATGATCGTAAGTTCATGTCCATGATGGAAGACTTCTGGTTGCCTCGTAGAGAAGGTGGTCGCGGAACTGAGATTACTACTTTACCTGGTGGACAGAATCTGGGAGAACTCTCAGACATCGAATATTTCCAGAAAAAACTCTACAGAGCACTTGGTGTTCCTGAATCTAGAATTGCTGCCGATGGTGGATTTAATCTTGGTCGTTCCTCTGAAATTTTGCGTGATGAACTTAAGTTCTCTAAGTTTGTTGGTCGTTTAAGAAAGCGTTTTGCGAACATGTTCAGTGATATGCTCAGAACTCAATTGATTCTGAAAAATATTATCACTCCAGAAGATTGGGAAATGATGAAGGATCATATTCAATATGATTTCCTTTATGACAATCAATTTGCAGAGTTAAAAGAAACTGAAATGATGAATGAGCGTCTAGGAACGCTCGCAACTATTGAACCTTACATCGGAAAATTTTATTCAAATGAATATGTTCGTAAAAAAATTCTTCGCCAAACTGATGCAGAAATTATTGAAATTGATGAGCAAATTGAGCAGGAAATTAAGGATGGAATTATTCCTGATCCAAATGCAGTTGACCCCATCACGGGAGAACCTCTGCCCGCAGAAGGTGAGGATATGGGACTGATGGGTAATGTTCCTGTTGATGAAGATCCAGATGATGCTGCAGGCAAATTAACTGATGCAGAAATGCAAAAGGATACTAAAAAGGCCGAGATATAAATAAATGAATAGGACTTATATTAATTTTTATGGAAGAACTTGTAGATTTGATTGCTGTTGATTCGTCAGCAGCAGAAGTTAGTGACAAAATTAAAGACATTTTGTTTGCAAAGGCAACTGAAAGGATTGATAGTTTCAAACCAGAAGTTGCAACTTCTATGTTCAGTGAAGTAGAACCTGAAGACCAATCATCATCTGAGGATCAAGAATAATGGCACATAAACCGGTAGGAAGTGGAGTATCTTTTGCTGCTGCCACGGCATCGGCATCATCAGGTATTATGACTCATTTTACCGATACTGTTAGAGTACATGTAGTCGGCGGAGATGCACATATAGCAGTTGGAATTGATCCCACTGCCGCAAATTCTGATTACTATGTTCCATCTGGTGGAACAGAAACACTGAGTATCGGTAGACCAAAGTCGCAAAAAGTAGTTGGTGTCACAACAGGAACAACTACCACGATTGATTTCCCTGCAGGAAGCGGAAGTCCATTTGAAGTTGGAGATAAGGTTCAACTGACTGGAATTGTTCCTGCTGGTGCCAATGGCGGAACTTCGGGAATAGGACTGACAGTTCTTTCAGTTCTTAATGGATCTTTTAGTCATAATTCTAACGGAGATCCTGGATTTTTCAGCACAAGACTTACTCTTGCTCACAATACAACAAGTGTAGGACCAATCACTGATGGTGAAGGTGAACTAAGAGATGTTTTCCAAGTGGCAGCAAAAGGAACTGCCTCAGCATTGTATGTCCAACAAGTTCAAATTACTGGGGTAGCATGATGAAATTAATCACGGAAGAAATTTCTAGTGTAAAATTTGTCACTGAAGGCAAAGGATCCAATAAAAAAATGTATATTGAAGGAACCTTCCTTCAAGGTGAGATCAAGAATCGCAATGGAAGAATGTATCCTGTTTCAACTCTTGCAAAAGAAGTTGGAAGATATAACGAATCATTCGTCAATAAAGGACGTGCTCTTGGTGAACTTGGACATCCTGATGGTCCCACTGTAAATCTTGATCGTGTTTCCCATAAAATTGTTTCTCTTACTCAAGAAGGAAACAATTTTAGAGGTAAGGCACAACTTCTTGATACGCCAATGGGTAAGATTGCAAAGTCACTTCTCGATGAAGGTGTGATGCTTGGAGTTTCTTCTCGTGGAATTGGTTCTATTAAAGAGGATAATAATGGTGTAAAAGTTGTAGGTGAAGATTTCATGCTAGCAACTGCTGCTGACATCGTTGCTGATCCCTCTGCCCCTGATGCTTTTGTCTCGGGAATTATGGAAGGAAAAGAATGGGTATGGGAAGGTGGAATTCTTCGTGAGCAACTCGCAGAAAACACTAAAAAAAGAATCAACACCCTAGTTGATCAAAAAACTCTTGAGGAGCATAAACTCCAGTTATGGAACAATTTCCTCTCAAATCTTTAAATTATAAATAAATATAGATTAATACAATCATGTCTAATCAAATGTCCGTTGGTAGCAATTTACAAGAAATGGAAAACGTAGTAACTAAAAACGCTGCGCCTGGAGATCCAATGCCTAAGTTGACCACAGGTGGTACACCTCCAACTTATGAAGATCTAGGTGGGCCAACCCCAGAAAACTCTAAACCAGATGACGACAGCAATAAGCTGAAGACTCCTGGTGCAACTCTTAAGCAAGTTAGAGATGTAGTCAACAAAGGTGCAAAACCTGCGGAAACTGCTAAAGGCATGAAAGAGGAGGAAGCAGAAGTTGAAGTAGAAGAGGATCAAGAAATTGTATCCGAAGAAGAAGCAACTGAAGAAGAGGTAGTTTCTGAAGAAGAAACCACCGAAGAAGAAGTTGTTGCTGAAACTACTGAAGAATCTGAAGAGGCAATTGTCGAAGAAGATACAATTGATGTCGAAGAAGATATTAATGCCTTGATTTCTGGCGAAGAACTTTCTGAAGAATTCCAAGAAAAAGCACGCACTATCTTTGAGACAGCAATTAGAACTAAGATTGCAGAAATTAAAGAAGAGATGAAGTCTGAATATGAACAGGCTCTCGTCGAAGAAGTTGCTGCTGTTAAGGCAGAACTTTCTGAGCGCACTGACGCTTACCTTGAGTATGTTGCTGACGAGTGGATGTCTGAAAATCAACTCGCAGTTGAGCACGGTCTTAAGACCGAAATGACCGAATCATTCCTTTCTGGAATGAGAGGACTTTTTGAAGATCATTATGTAACTATCCCTGAAGAAAAATATGATGTAATTCATAGTATGGTAGAAAAACTTGATGAAATGGAAGATAAACTCAATGAGCAAATCAACAAGAACGTTGCTTTAAATAAAAGATTGTCAGAATCGGTTGCCGATGTAATCCTTGCGGATGTGTCAGAGGGTCTTGCTCTCTCCCAAAAGGAAAAACTCGCTTCTCTTGCTGAAAATGTTGAGTTTGAAAGTGAATCTAACTATCGTGAAAAACTGGAAACACTGAGAGATTCTTATTTCTCCAATAACTCCAGCGCACAAAGAAACCATTCAGAATCTATTTCTGAAGGTGCAGAAGGCGGAAGTCAACCAGAAGTATCTGGTTTGATGGAGTCATATCTTCAGACTCTGAATAGAGTTTCGAAAAAGTGAGTTTTTAAATTATTAACAACAAACAAAACAAGAAAATTTAAGAGGTAAAATTCAAATGCAAATGTTCAATTCCGAACAACTGCAGGAGAAGTGGGCACCAATTCTTAACCATGATGGTCTTGGAGAAATCAAAGATCCTCATAAGAGAATGGTAACCTCCGTTCTTCTGGAGAACCAAGAAAAAATTCTTAGAGAGGAGCAAGAGTTCCTTTCTGAAACGCCAACCAACGCCACTTCTGGTGGCACTGGAGCGATTACTAATTTTGATCCCGTTCTGATCTCCCTGATTAGACGTGCAATGCCTAACCTGGTCGCTTATGACCTCGCAGGCGTTCAACCGATGAATGGTCCTACTGGACTGATCTTCGCAATGCGCTCCCGCTACGCTTCTCAGAGTGGCGAAGAGGCATTCTACAACGAAGCAGACTCTGCATTCTCTGGTCAAAGTAATGGTTTCGACCGCACTGCCGGAATGGTTCAG